ATTTTCTTTGCCTTTACAAGTTTGTTAAAAACTTCTTCAGAAAGAAAATCATCTTTTGTAACTTCCTGTCCTTCAACAAGAATTACACCCTTTGATGTAATGGCTGTGCCATCAGCAATTTCATAAACTTTAGTCGCTGCCATGTTTTACCTCTTAAAGTGTGGTTGTCAAACAACCGAATTTATCAATGGAAACTGGAATTGCCAAAGCGCGCATCTTGCTTTCGCCTGTGTATGTATCGCCGTTTTCGTCGTACCAGACGCGGTTGTGAATGCGTGCAAAACCGTCATAAGTAACTTCCGCAGGAACAATGGCCGCAAAAGGTTCTTTCATGCCAGCTGTTGGCACTCCGCCAAATACAATTCTAAAGTCCAAATCTTCGACGGCAGCGGCAACGATAACCTTGTCTGCATTCATAAACTTTGTAAGAGTTGAACCTTTGAAAGATTCGTAACTGTCGTTATAAACCCAAAGTTCAAGGCGGTAAGAACCAATATCAACGTACCCCATATAACGGCCACCGCGATTTTTCAAAGCTGGTGAAAGCTGACCAAGATTCATGCCGTCCTTTTTAACAGCATCTTTGAAGTCTGCGTTTTTAAGCGCATTGTTCCAGGCGTTGCGTCCAAAAATTGCAATGGCAGGGTCGCTTTTTCCATCGTCGTTGATAGCGTCACAAAGTGCTTCCAAATCCGCAAGAGGGGTAGCACTTGAAGAACTCCAGGCAACAGAAACTGTAGGCTTGTGGCTTGACTTCATCTTGAAGTCAAGGTCATAAACGATATTTCCGTTTTCGTCTGAAAGTTGAACAATACCCGTCTGCATAATCTGTGCGCACTGCAATTCAATCTGTTCTTTGAACATACGATGGAATTTAGAAAGTGCCTTCTTGATTTTTGCAACAAGGCGGGCAAACCATGAACCAATAGTTGCGTCATCGTCTCTTTCGCCCGGCTGACGCTGCATAAGGTCAATAAGCGGAATAGGCTGCTTCAAACAAGAATAAGGCGGCTTAAACCGCTTTTCTGTAAAAATGTCGTCATCAACAATAACGCCGCCTGTTCTGTGGTCTTTCAGAACTGGCGCAACTTTGTTTCCGCTGCGTTCAATGTCGATTTCGACAAATTCTGCGTTTGTATAATCTTCTTCAGTTGTCTTGAAGAAGGTTGTAAAGAATCCGCGCTTCTGCATTCGCGCATCATCTGTGAACATTTTCAAAACTCTTTTCAAAAAGTCCATTGTTTTTCTCCTGTTGGTAAGAACAACCGTTTACTGGTTATCCTGTTTTCCGATATTTGTAACATCAAGGGCAAGAATTCCGCTTGCTCTCAAAGTGTCTGCCTGTGCAGCAGTCAAAGCAGTTCCAGCAACAGTTACGCCGCTTTTCTTAACTTTTCCAGCAATGCAAACACGAACATAAAAGTCCATTGCAGCACCGCCGCTTGCGTTTGTGTTTACAAGGTCGTCGCGTGTAGCAAGAACGAAACACTGGCCGCTTACAGCGTTTGCAAGTTCAAGTTTTCCGCTTGTACCGTTGCGCACAAGAACATAACCGTCTTTTGCAGTAGTAGCAGCCGCAAGAGAAAGAACTTCACTTGCAAACTCATTGTCGCCAATGAACAAGTCATCCGGCCCGTGGTTAATGATCTGGCTATTGCCTGTGATATTTCCCATTACAGTTGTCCTCCCAATTCTTTTTCAAATGCAGCCATTACAGCGGCATTGTCCCTCTGTGTGTTGTCTTTTGGCGGCACAACTTCTGGAATGTTTTTTTCATCTTCCTTTTGTGCGGCAACAACCTGTGCGGCAACCTTTTTATCCATGAATGCGTCAATAACTGCCGAATCAGTAGGATCGGCGTTATTCTCGATACATTCAAGGGCGTAATCAGTGCAACCGCATTTTTTACCCATAGCTAAAAGACGGCTTGCGCGTTCGCGTTCATCGCTTGCGCCTTTAGCTTCGCCTTCTGCAACAATCGCCGCATAAACATCGGGATTGCTCTTTTTAAGTTCTTCAGCTGTCATTTTGCAGCCCCCCATATTATTTTTGTCGGGCCTGCTATTTGCGCCGCCCGCGCTTTCCAATTTCAAACAGGCAGCAATCTTTGCGTTTGCTCCCTGCATTTTATCCGCATTTTTTTTCATTGCGTTTTGAGTTTCCAAAACATAAGCCTGTGCTTTTACGATAAAGCTGTTTTTTGCCGTAATAAAATCTTCCGGCTTTTCTTCGCTCTTGTTTTCAATCACTTCGTCCGCAAATCCGGCTTCAACAATTTCTTTGCCAAAATACCAGCTTTCAGCGTCCATCAGATTTTTCATTTCAGAAACTTTCTTTCCTGTTCTGCCGCTGTAAACAGCCGCCATCAAATCGTCTGTACGCTCCATAGCGTCCGCGCTGGTACGCAAATCGTTTCTGTCGCCAATTACAACGCTCCAACCGTTGTGAATCATGTAAATTGAGTTATCTTCAACAATGATTTTATTCTTAGAAGAAACGGAATGGGCGGCCAGTGCAATAACGCTTGCTGCGCTCGCTGCCATACCCTGTATGTAGGTTGTAATTTGAATGTCGCTGTGGTTTCTTGCAAAGTCGCGGATAACATTATAGATGGCGATACAATCCCACAAATCACCGCCCGGCGAATTGATTGTAATGCGTACATCCTCGCCAGCCCCAGCTTTTGCAAGCTCGCTTCTTACATAATCTGGAGTAATGCCACTTGTGAAAAATCCTTCACCAATCTGCTTGTCTATCAACAGTTCAAACATAGTTTAATTTTCCTTGTGTTTAAATAAACTCGCTATACCGAAAAAATATTTTTTTATGCTTGTTAAACGCAAAAAGCCGCCCCTAAAAAGGAACGGCTTTGCATAAAATAAAACTATTCAATCTGCTTTGCGTTCTTCGACTGAATGGCAGCAATAATAAGTCCGGCAATAATTCCCACAAGTCCAAAAACCATAGTAATTACAGTTGTCATTGTTTCCTTGCTGAATCCGCCGAATCCAAGCAGGTACGCACCAACGCCCACCAAGCTGACCGCAAGAACTGCAAGCCATGTTTTCTGTGTCTTGTCGCGTTTCTGCCAAAGCTGTGAAGTGGCAATTCCTGCGCCAAACATTGTAAGTGCAAAACCTGTCATGTCGGCAAGCTCAAACTTTGCAAAGTACGCAATAGCGACACCTGCAACAACCATCAGTAAACCAATGATAAGAAAAATATTCTTTTTCATTTTTACCCCCTGCCCATTTAGGGCATTTTTTATTATTTACAGGCAACGCCCGCAATTTACTTGTACAAACCGCCCAAAAGATTTTCACGGCTTCTGAATGCCAGCTTGCAGCCGTCCTGTTTGAATCCGTCTTGTTCCAGAACGATAAAATATTTTGTGTTGTAGATTGAAACAAGAATGGCAACATGGCCGTATTGGTTAGTTCTGCTTGCACCCCAAACAAGAACATCGCCACTGGAATAATCAGCAAGCGCATCTTCTTTAATGACTTTCAGTTTGCCAGGATTTTTAATAATATCTTTTGCACCCTCAACAGGCGGAAACTGTGGAACGTCCAGAACTTCGCTGTAATACTGTCGTGCAAGATCTACGCATTGCGGCCCGAATTTTCCGTCAAAATCAACTTTTGTTCCAAGATACTTTTTAATAAACTGCGTTAAACTGATTGCCATTTTTCACCTCACTTTATTTTGCTTTTTCTTCAGAATTGCCTTCATACAACGCTTTCAAATCGTTGTAATCTTTTTCTGTTTCTTCATAATGAATCTGAAATTCCCTAAGCTGTATAATCCATTCGCCCGGCACGGTAACTGTATCGTCCGGGTTTCTTACATCGCCGTACAATTCGGGAAAAAAAGGAAAGTTCAGTTCCGGCAAATAAGGCTTTTCGATGTACTCAATTTTTGTGCTTGTGCAGCCCATTAAGAGCATTGCCAAGAGCATCGCCGTCATGCAAATTATTGATTTTTTCATCCGCTTCCTTCCTGTTTTTTCTTAAAATCTGAATAGTGCTTTCAAGTTTTGCCTGTTCAGCAATAGCCCTTGCAAGTTCCTTGTTTGTGCTTTCAAGTTTGCCCTGTGTTTCTTTTCGCTTTGTCTTTTCAGACCGCCACAAAAAGAAAAGTAACAAAATCCCAACGAAAAGCACCGCCGTTAAAATCAAAAAAAACTTAATCATTTTTCTTTTTCCTTCTTCTTTCGTGTTCTTCGTAATTTAGCACCATTGCGCCAATCGCAAAGAAGCCACAAAAAACACAAAGAATAATTCCTAAAATCAGCCCAATCATCTTTCTTCGTTACAGGTTCTATTTCCGCAGAACTTGTCAAACATAATGTTTAAGTCGATTGTTCCGGCTCCAAGTCCATAAACGACCGCCCAAACAGTGCAAATCTCGCCGATTGTGGCTCCAGGCAAAAGGCCCACCCATTTAAGCACAGAACAAACCACAAGCCCGCCGACCGCAACAAACTTAAAAATCTTGCTGATCTTTTTAGCGGTTAAACCTTTTTCCGTTTCAGTTTCTTTTTCTTCGCTCATTTTTGCACCTCGCTTTTAAAAGATTTAAACTACTCACGTGAGTAGTTGAGATTCACTTGTACACCTCGCGTATTTTTACAAGATGTTCTATAAGTTCCTGCGTCCAGTTTTGCATCCTGTGTTTAAATTCCGCCGTCTTGAACTCTTCTTTCACGCCCAGCCCGTAAACCAGGGAACAGATTTCTTCCTGTTTAATTTCGATATAGGCGTTTTTTGTGTTCAAATGGTTAAAGGTTATCCATTCCACAACCTTGTCATAACACCGTTCAAGAATATATTTTGTAAAATATCCGTTGTACTCGCTTTCGTCTGTTATGATTTTTGACCGCAAGCTCATAATGAACAGATGCGCCCATTCCACTTGTTGCCTTATAATTTCCCGCTCTTTTTGATCCTCACCAATCTTTACAGCTTTAGTGTGAATTGTTATCAGTCCGACTTTTGCAAGAAAAGCAATCAACGCAATAAGCACGGCTAAAAACACAAGTACCATCCATGTATTTTTACTTGTCAAAACTGTGCTTATTGCTTCCCACATTGCTTAACCTCTTTGTCTAAAATTTTCTTCACGTAATGCGGCAAATGCTGCCACACCATCGCATTAACTTTTTCATGCTTTTCAGTCCACCAGTTTTCACCGTCATAAAAAGCCGGAACTTCAACGCCACCTTCGGAACAAACCCACTTCATAGAACTGTCATTCGGCGGCGTAACTTTCGCATCCCGCCATTCTTTTTGTAGCCGCTCGTTTGTAATCATCCAGTCAAAGTGCGCAAGTGTGTAATAACCGCTTCTGAATCGCTCACTGTTTTTCTTTTCCAGCTCCAGAAGTCCGCGCATCCTGTTAAGCTCTTTTTGCTGGTCAATAATCACGCTTACAAGCTGCTGTTTTTCCATCTGTTCAAGTGCCTTGTCTTCCGGCTCTTTTATAACCAAATCTTCCATGCCGTTCATTCTTTGCCCCCTGTGCCGCCTTCAGAAGAAGGGCTTGAACTTCCGTTCAGCTCGCTTTCATCGTTAATTGATTCCGCGTCAATGTCCGTATAGGCTGGCTTTCCGTTGTTGTCTTCGTCTACGTGCGGAATAAAGCCCGTGCGTTTCATCAAAGCCCGTTCTTTTTTCTGCTGCTGCAAAACCTGTTTTAATGTCATGCCGCTATTGCGTAACGCTTCTTTGTCAAAAGTAGAAAAGCCGTTATCAACGGCAAGTTGGCTGGCTCTGATTTCTTTTTCACGGTCAACGCTAGGACGGCTAAGTCCAAGCCATGTGCATTGAAGCCATGCAGAAATAACCCGCCATTTTGTAACATCACCGTAAGCCTGTAAGAATCCCGGCGCGTCAAGCTGACCTTGTAAAATTGCCTGTGTAATAAAAGCGTTGTAGATATTTTGACAAAAAGCGTCCGCATTCTTTTTAATCTGACGGCTAAGGTAAACTTCAAATTCATTGTTCGCCTGTCTTGAAGCTGAATAGTTGTTGCCAAATTTCAGCATCAAGATTTCCGGCGGTATTCCGTGCGTCCATGCAAGCCCGGAAATAATAGCTTCTTCAAAAGTGCGGTAATTCACATTAGGGCGGTTTGTTGCAGGACTTACAATCTTCTGGCCCGGATCCAAATCGTCAAAGAATGTTCCCGGCTTCATTTCCCGCAAATCATCGCCAATTTTTTTATCTGGAAATGAGTTGTAGTCTTTTGGTTCGGCAGGTGTAGTTCCAACCGTAGGGCGTAACCGTGCCAGGCCGTCGCTAGGTCTTGCGCCTTTTGCGCTTTCCTGCGAACGCTCCACAAAGAAGGCAAGCATAGCGTTAATAACCGCAGCGCGTGTTTCAGCGTCGCGGTAGCGGTCAAGTTCTTTAAGCATATAAAGTGTATCAGCCAAAAACGGTTCGCCCCTGGTGTCGTCCAAAAGTGTTTCGCTTCCGTAAACCATCCAGCTTATAAGCCGCCCCGATTTTTCGCCCCTTGTCGGCACACGCTCAAAATGAACATCGCCGTTAATTTCAGTGCGAATATGAAAAGCAACCTTCTTTCCG